GTATGACAAAAATGCACCAGTTAGAAAACAGCATCATCATGTAAAAGGAACCCAAGAAGAAGTTGTTCGTCAAATTAGAGACTTATCAAATAAATTTAACATATATAATTTCATGATTCACACTGATCAAGCAGACATAAGTCAGTTATTAAAATTAGTAAAGGAGTTTAATTAATATGCAAATATCTGAAGCAACTAAAGAAAAATTTAATAAAATAGGTAATAGTGCCGATAACGTAAAAATATTTAATAATTATTTAAATGTAGATGAATGTAATTATATTATTAAATTAATTAAATTAACACAGACAAGCAATAATAGACTTCTTCAATCTGAAGAGTTTTCTGGAAAAAACACACTGTCTTTAGTATATTATGATTCACTTTCTCTTCCAGAAAAATATGTACCAGGAATTAAATCTATTGTAGAAAAAGAATATAATGTAAAATTAAAGGCAAGACATTCTCGTTTTGCTGAATGGAAACATAATGATAGTAAATCGATACCGATAGATGATATGGGTTCTAAAGATTCAAACCACATTGCTGGTTGGGTATATTTAAATGACAACTATGAAGGCGGAGATCTTTCTTTTATTAATCAAGATTTATCTTTTAAACCAAAAACTGGTGACCTTATAATTTTCCCTGGAAATATTCACTATTGGTATAACGTAGGACCTGCAAATGGATCAAGATATATAATGCCTATTTGGTTTGATTTTGTCTAATGGTATAATTAGTCTATGAAAAAATACAAATGTTTCTTTTGTGAAGACGATGCAACACACTATGATGTAGTTTTAAATCATCAAGATTTTATAGTGGCAGATGTATGTCTTAAGCATTTGTCTATGGGGCTAATAGTTTAAGGAATTTAATGAACAGATTAATAACCTATCCGAGATCTGGAAAACATTATCTTGAAAACTTAATTCTAAAATATTCTTCACAAGAGATAGACTCAACCCATTATGCGGTGTTTGATAATAGTTTTATTATAACTATTGCAAGAGATCCATTTGATAGTATTCAGTCTCATATTGCAATGAAAAAACATTATTCTCCAGAAACATATCTAAATGATGAATATATAGAGTATTATGTATTACTTTATAAATTTTTAAATGATAATGCTAGTATAGTAATTGATTACAATGATTTAATTTCTTTTCCTAAAGAAACAACAAAGAAGGTATGTGATTTGCTCGGTTTTGAAAAAAAGCCTTTAAGTTATGAAACGTATGGTGACACAAAAGATTATAAATATCTTGTATCTAGCAAAACAGTTAAAGAATATAAAGAAGAACATTTTAAAAAAGAAGACATTTTGCATTGCTATGATTCATATCAAAATTTGTTATCCAAAGCAATTGACGTGTCTAAAACATCTACAAATAAATATTTTTATATAAAATGAAAAATACAATTCCATACCTATTAACGCATCCAAGAAGCGGTTCTCATTATTTTGATGACCTTGTTTATAAAGAAGCAAAAATCCACATTGAAAAATCTCATTTTGTAAATTTGCTATTTGATAAAAATAATAATAAAAAAAGAACAATACTTACAATAGCACGGAATCCAGTCGATAGCCTTAGTTCTCTTATAGCAGCAGAAACACAAAATGAATACATGAAAGTGAACCCAAATTTTTTAATTAGCAAAGTTAATCAACTTATAACATTTTACATATTGCTATATAGTTTTTTGTGTGACCATGCAGATTACGTTATTGATTTTAATGATTTAGTAGAATATCCAGATGCCGTAATTAAAAAAACATTGAACCTATTAGAAATAAATGAAGAGAATTATAATCTTTTTTATAGAGGAGAACAGCCCTATGCTAAAGAATATATTCCATCAAGCAAAGAATTACCAAATTATGATAAAGACATATTAAATAAATATAAATTTAATATTGATTTATGTTATTTTTACTATTACAAACTTTTAGAAAAAAAGATTATAATTTAATAACTAATAGAATAGAGAAATTTTGAAACCAATAATTATAAGTTACCCAAGGTCTGGAAAAAGTTATCTACAGATGATCCTTACTCTTGCATTTGGAAAACAATTTGATTTTTCTCATTTAAACAAAGCGGAACAAGTAGATAAATTAATTAACTACAATCATTTAATAACAATAGTTCGTAATCCAATTGACTCAATATCTTCTATTGTTGCGATGGAATTAGAGTTTAATAAAAATTTAGAAATGGATAAATTAATAAACAATAGAATATTAGAATATATAAACTTATATTCTTTTTCTTTAAAAAATGCAGACACATTTATTAATTTTAAAGACATAGTTGATAATCCTACCAAAGTTATTAAACACATTTCAGTTGTAACTAATTATACTATTTTAAATAATGAACCAAAAGATTTTATAGTAGATCGTCCAGTTCAAAATTTTTTAAAAAGTTCTAAAAAAACAAAAAAATATAAAGCCACAGTGCTTGCTGTTAGGAAAAAAAATTTAGATGAGTGTATAAACTTATATCAAAAAGCATTAGAAAGGTGTGTAAAAATAGATGCACTATAAAGATTTATTTGTTAGAAGTTATGCTAGATCTGCTAGTAATTTTATAATTTACAATACTGCACAAATTGCTCCTGATATGAATATTCACAAGGGCACGTGGCGTGAACTAGATAAAAATATTAACAACTGTGTCACTGTTTCAGTTCTTAGAAATCCGAAGGATGCAATAGTATCAGATATATCCATGAGTGTCTTTGATATGGGATACAGTATAGAACAAATTATGCAATTAAACTATCAAAAATCTATCGATGCTTTTAAAGAATACATTTTATTATTAAATAAAAATATAAAAAATATTATTCCTTTTACATTTGAACAAGTTACTGAAAATCCAGAAAAAGCGTTTAAGATGTTTTTACAAGAATGTGGATACAACAAAGAGTTTAGTTTCCCTAATGTTGAAATAAAACAAAAGATGTTAAATAATGAAATCATGAATAAAAAACAAATTTTTTTACCATCATCAAAACATCTAGACATATATGATGAAATGTTAAATTATATTAATAACAATACCTTTAAATCTATTGTTAATGATTATAATGAATGTAAATTAAACATATATGCTCGTCAACTTGATTTCTTATGATATAATCTTATATGGCCTTTTTAACAAGAAATATTTTAGATTTTTACAAACAAAATAATGATCCACAAAGTCTTTGGTATCTAGAAAAAAACTTTACAAATACAAGCAACCTTGGGTTATATACTCCATATGCTAAAAATGTTGTTGCTAAAGAATGGGACGGAAAAGCCTCGGATATTAGAACAATTGATGAAGACAATACATACGAAATTAATAGACTTGGTTTTCGTGGAGAAGTTTATGAAAACCCAGATATCCTTGCGTCTGGCTGTTCTATAACTTTTGGTCTTGGAGTTCCAGAATTGGGAAGATGGACAAACATACTAAGTAAGAAGATCAATAAAAATATTATGAATTTAGGAAGTCCTGGAGCATCTGTAGAAAGTATTTGCACCAATATAATTCAATATTGTATGAATAATAAAATGCCTAAAGAAATTTTTTGTTTGTTTCCAGATTTTTTTAGAAGCATGGTTGTAGTAGATAAAGAATTCTATAAGACAAAGGTAAAAAGAGACGGCTCTTTTAAAGAAAAAGATTCTTTACAACAAATTTTCTGTAATCCAATTGTTCATAAGGATGAAAATCGTATATTTATGGAAGTAGAAGATCAAAAATATATAGAAGATGCAACTTCTCCACATCAACTAATATTAAACTCTATAAACTTTATTTATATTTTAGAATCATTTTGTTTATCAAACAATATAAAATTACATTGGACAACATGGAATGTACCAAGTGCTATGATTATGCAAGAGTTGCTTAAACTTAAAAATTTTAAGTTAAAGAATTATACAAGTTTTGTTCCTGAATCTGATCTAAATGATATAAATTTCCGCTCTATACAGTTTAATTGTTTTTTAACACATAATTCTGAGTTTTGTAATAGCATCTATTGGAAACGAGGAACTGACTTTTCTATAGAAAAATATAAAAAAGTAACTGATCATGCTCATCCAGGTGTTCACTATCAACATCATTTTGCAGATTTATTTTATAAACTACACACTTTAGATGTTATATAGAATTGACTTAATCTTCACTTTGATGTATACTTAATATATGAAACAAAAAGCATATATTTTTGACGTAGACGGGACTCTTGCCAATGTAGATCCTTATATACACCTTATTCGTGGCTCTAATAGGGACTATAAGGCTTTTCATGAGGCTTCTGTTGATGCCCTGCCAAATTTTGAAGTAATACAAATGCTTAACGAAGCATTTTTTGATCAGATGCACGTCATTATTGTTACCTCTAGAAAAGAAGTTTGGCGTGGATTGACGTCCTACTGGCTTGCTAAAAATGATATTAGTCATCATGGACTATATATGCGTAAAGATGATGACAATAGACCAGACTATGAAGTAAAAAAAGATATATTGCTTGAAATTAAAAAATATTGGAATGTTTTACACGCAGTAGATGATAACCCAAATGTAATTAAACTATGGGAAGAGCATGGTATCACTACTACTAAGATTGGTACATGGGATGGAAATAAAGGATAGTATGCCTTATCCATGGCGTATAGACTTTCAATCAGAATCTAAAAAAAGCGGAGATCAATTTGAAGATGCAGTATATGAAGACTTGGTTAGTCGTGGATTTGGTGTTATTGATAGAAATTATTTTTTTGTTGGTACTGGGTGTGAAGTAGACTTTAGAGCGCAATCAGATACAAATGTAGAATATGTAGAAGCAAAAGGCGGTAATGTTGGTGAAGGAAAACGACCAGGAGCACAAAGAACAGATAGTGTAAAAAAAGCAATTGCAAATGGTGCTTTAATAAAAACATTTAATACTGTTTACTATGTTGTATATTTTTCAGCAAAGCCTGAAATAGCAAGTTACTCTGATCAAATGATTAAAACTGCATTAAAGTATAAAATTATTGATGAAGTTAGATATATAGAAAATTTAAGCACCAGTAGCCAAGTTGGTTAAGGCACCGAACTCATAATTCGGCTATCGTAGGTTCAAGTCCTGCCTGGTGTACGATGCGGATGTTGCATATTGGTAGTGCCTCTGCCTTCCAAGCAGAAGGGGTCAGTTCGATTCTGATCATCCGCTCCAAGTCTCTATCGTCTAGTGGCCTAGGACTCTGCCCTTTCACGGCAGCAACACGGATTCGAATTCCGTTAGAGATACTTTACTTTTTGGGATGTTTTGGTTTATATGGTTCTATTTTAGATTTAATTCGACCATCTTTATATAATCTTACAATCCATCCATCTTTAATTTGCATTGGATTAAATGCTGTTGCTTTTTTCTTTGGCATTATAGAGAGTGTCTTTCTGTTTTATTTCTTGTATAATCTTTTCCAAAATCAGAAAATAAGGCCTTATCTTTTTCACGATTAACTATTGATCTTGACCAAGAGAATCCTGCGTCTCCACCCCATGCTAACCACATTATGTATCCGTTAGATGGGTTTGCTGAGTTACCCCAGTCTTTACCTTTCTTGTCTACTTCATGGCGTGAGAAGTATGAATACATTCTTTTAACAGTACTAAGAGAAATAGTTTCTCCTCTTGCTAATTGTCCTGCACGAGTCCAGCCAACTGCAGTTCCTGCACCATTAGCCTTTCCATCTTCTTTAAACTTAATTGCTCTACGAGCAGCAGATCTTGCTCCTGCTGGTGGGGAATATCCTTCAGCCTTTGATACTGTGTCAGTATCGTATTCAACTGTGTCATCATCTTCAAATAGATCATCTGCTTTTGCAGCAGGTACACAATTAGGAACTGGTCTACCGTTTTCTCCTGGCTTCATTCCTCTTTGTACATATCCATCCCAACAAGGTGCTTGTTTGTTACCTTGATAAGTTTCTGTTGGCATCATTGAATCATCTTGTTTCCCCATTTGAGCATCAAACATTGCCATCTCTGTTTCTGAATCCATTGTGTTATTTTCCATTTCTACTTTTGTAGCATCCTTATACATCATTCCAATACTGTATGCTGTTGGTTCCCAAGTTCCGTTTTCTTTTTCATAAATTCTAACAGCCATTGCTGGGTTCTCTGGTGGCATGGATTGAATTGCATACTCTGTTCCAGGTGTTCCGTATATTCCACCCTCTGTCATTATGTGTTCAACAATACCGTGGACTACTCCTTCAGATGTTGACCCCATAACAAAGTCACCTTCAATTATCATACAACCATTATAGCATGCCGTTTAGCCTATTGTGGGTTCTAATTCTATGGCAATTGGCACAAACCACCTCACACTTTTCAATCTCTTTTTTTATAGCCTTCCATGAAAAACCATCATGAATCATTCTGGATACATTGTATTTTTTGTTTCTTATGTGATCAAAGTCTAGGATTATATGATTATTTATTCCGCAGTCTACACAGCCAGAATTTTCTTTTATCTTAGCAAGCATCTTTTTATACTGCTGCTTATTATAATGGTCTAACTCTTTGTCAGTCATTGCTATCATTATACCGTGAAAATATTAAGGCCCCACACAGGCAATTCACCTGACTTGCGCCACGGTCTCTATCCAATGGGTAACTATGCCATCTCTAAGGTCCTGTGTGGGACAATTAAATTGTAGCATGATAAATGAGCAGTTTATAGACTACTGCTCAGGTCTATTAGCCACGAAGATTCGACTCCTGCTAACTTTCCTGTCAAAGGAACATCCGTTGTAAAACCTTTTAAAGTCTCATAGCGGAATAGTATATATTATACTACTTAATTTTAATAGATTTAGGCTTTTTTTCTTCAGGAACAACACGAACTACATTAACATGTAGCATACCGTCCTTAAGTTCTGCAGATGTTACTTCCATGTACTCTCCCAGTGCAAAAGATCTTACGAACTTTCTTCCTGCGATACCTTTATGGACTACCTCTGCATCTGTCACTTCAACAATCTCACCCTTGATAATTAATGTTCCGTTGTCTACTGAAACATCAATATCTTCCTTAGTAAACCCTGCAATAGCAAGTGATAGCCTATATGTGTCTTCATCTAATTTAAGAAGATCATACGGAGGATATGATTGAGAGTTTATTTTGTGTGCACTGTTTAGACGGGCTAGGTCTCTGTTAAAGCCAATAAAAAAAGGATCATTGAATAGATCCATTGCAAATTGTGTTACCATTTTATTCCCCTTTCAAGCGAATAATTTAATTCCCCCCATTTGGGCAGGTATAGATATTATAGCATAGAAAAACAGGCCAGTCAAATAGACTGACCTGCTAATCTAATTGATTACTTCTTTGCTGCTGCTTTTTTTGCAGGAGCCTTCTTGACTACCTTAGCAGTCTTAACTGCTAAATCTACCTCTTCAACAGATGGCAACTTACCGAATGCCTTGTCGTTAGGATTGAATGCTCTAATTGCAACGGGCACGATAGCGCCTAGCAATGAATAAGCAAGTGTCTTTGGATCAGTTACGCCTGAAGCGTAAAGCGCAATTGCAGCGCCAAGGACTGATCGTCCATAAGATGCAAGCATTGCTTTTAGTTGTGTTGTGTTCATATTATTCCTCCTAGGATATAACGTTTGTTAATTTGAATGCAGCATGATTTAAACCACATCCAAAACCTATTATTATTGATAATATATTATCTTTCATTTTAATATTCAACAGTCTTAGCGGTTCCTTCTATATCGTTTATATTTCCACGATAAGATGAATCTTTAAAATTAAACCACAAGGTAGAAGAGTATCGGTTTCCAGTATTCTTAAGCACTTCGTGCAAATAGTTTTGATTGCTAGGGAACATAATAAAACTGTTAGCCTTTGGTTTAATTGTTAACTCATGCCAAGGAAAACTTATTTCCCCTCCCTGATAGTCGTCATTAATGTAATATATTACCGCAAAATCCCCTGCTGTATCTACATGCTTATTCATATAAAAATCTGTTTGAAATCTAACTAAATGAACTTCGCCTTTGTTAAAAACACGAAGTTTTACACCATAGTCTTCTTCACATTTCTTAAAAGCAATTCTAAATACTTTGTCTAATATGTCAGCAATTTCGGGCGCCATTCCTTTTTCAGAATTAAAAAATTCAACTCCCCAAGGTTGTTTGTGCCAACCATCAATAGTAACCACATAATCAAGTATTTTTTTATGTTCTTCTGCAGACAATACATTTTCCACAGTCTGTATATTATTTACAGAATTTTCTGAGTTAACTTCTATCATTTTTTACCATACCATTCTGCATTTTTATTAAAAGTAGAACCAGTGAATTGAAACCACATTGAAGAACTATATCGATTTCCTTCTACAATTGTTTTAACCTCATGCAAATAATTTTCATTTCCAGGGAAAAAGATTAAACTGTTTGGCTTTGGTTTAATGTTTACATTAAATTCTGGAAAACATAGTTCTCCACCAATGTAATCATCGTTAATATAATATATTGAGGCAACATGATTTGATTCTGCTGAATTAGTATCTACGTGTGGATGCAAAACAAGACCTTTTGCAAATTTAATCAAAGCAATATTCTCTGTTTGAAAATAATTAATATCTACACCGTAAGCCTCTGTAGCATTTTTGTGAACAACTGCAAATATTTTTTCTAACATCATTAAAATATTTGTTGGTAATTGATCCATTGCAACAGTATAAGCATCCCATGGTTCAAGAATCCACAATTTACGATTCAATGCATAGTCAAGTAAAATTGCATGCTCTTCTTTAGAAAGAACATCCTCTACACATTTTATGTTTTCTACAGATTTTCCTATTTTTTCAACATTTTTTAAATAGACATCATCTTTTTCAGAAGGGTTTTTAATCATGTATCTATTTTACCATACTCTTCGGGCAAGAGTTTTTTTAGTTCTTTATATGCCCCTGATATTTTTTTCATAGAGTTATAATTTGGCTGGGATCTCATAATTTCCCCGTACTCATCAAAATATAATATTTCTGGCTCAATATCAGTAATAAACTTATTTAGCACAAACTGAGTATCTTCTATATATTTATATGCTATATCTCTTGAATCTGAAATAAATTTTAAAAATGCCTCAGAAGATTCGTCTTTTTTTATTAAATCTGAAGAAGATAACTCAGAAAGTTTTTTAGACAAAACATTTTTATTTATTTCTGATTGAAGCAATCGTTCTGTTATTGAAGAAATTTTTATATTTAAACGCATATTATTAAATAATACAATAACAAAAAATATAGTAAAAATAAAAAATACAAACCACTCTATCATAGTTCTTTGCCACCTTCACGAACTAATAAAACTATAGCGCCATTATCCTCTAATGCTTTTTTTACACGTATCATATACTCTACTGCAGCAATACGATCCTCAACTGTTAACTTCATAAAGTCTGGCTCACTAGCCTTTACAGTAATAAAATTATTATTATCTACCAATGTAAGGTTAAAGTTTTTAGGTGCGTGAATAGATCTAAAGGCTCTTTTCATTTGATCTGTATACATTATTTTCTACCCCATTGTATGTAGTTCCATCCACGCTCATGTGCGTAGTAGATAAATACTTTAACTACCGTTTCCCAAAATGCAATCGTTACAGAGAGAGAAGCGTTTTTTGTAATGACATAGGCAACAGCAACAGAGGAAAGAGTTCCCCATATGCGATAACTAAGTGCTTTTGCAAATGATCTTGCTTTGGTTACTGTCATGAAATTATATCGCTATCGTCTGGTTTGCCAAACTTTTTTTCTATAACATAAACCATAATTCCAGCAAATACAAAAGATAATACAAGAGCGGTTAATGTATCCATATCCTATATTCCCAATTCCTTGCGTTTTTGCGTAGCAGAAATTGCATGAATGTCTGCACCCAAATCTACTTGCTCAATCTTGTATCCAACATCACGACCATAAACAATATTGGTAATGTTAGGCAGTCTTAATACTAATGCACCATCCATAAATTCATCTTTGGCAATATATTCCTTTACCTGATCAAACTTAAGTGGATCTTTTTCGCTTGTATTGTAGGTATTACGAACTCCAAGTAGTACCTGTTCAGTTCTCTTACCAGCCTCCTTGTAAAGGGCGTGGTGGCCTTCGTGCCAGGGTTGGTACCTACCAAGCATAAGTGTTGTAGGTGCAGACCAGTCATGTAGGTTAAACTGATTAATGATTACCGATGCCTTTTCATTTGCATCCCATTCATGGCTTATAAAAGCAATGTCATAGTTTGTTGGCATCTCAAACATCTTGTTGGTGTCTTCAAACCTTCCTTCTTCAATCGTGTTCATGAATACCAAAATGTCTGGCTTTCCAAATGCTGCACGAGTTAAATCTGTTGGGCAAACAAAATCAACAATGACTGGAGCGACTCCTTGCTTTGAGATTAGTCTTGCCATTTCTCCCATACGTCGTGCTTGCTCTAAACGATCCTCTGGTGTAAATCCAAGATCTGAGTTTACTGTTGCACGAACCTCGTCTGCATTAAGATGAATAGCGTTAATGCGTTCCTTAAGGGCTTTTGCTAATTCCGTTTTGCCAGAACCAGGTAGTCCAATTATTTGTATAATCATTACTGCTCCATTGTTAGTCGTTGCCAAGTGTTTGCCCAGTCTTCTTTGCTTTTGTGACCGTTAAACTCTTTAGATATTATACCATTTTCTAAGTATATACCGCCCCAGACGCCCCACTCTTTTCCAGATATCCCAACAGCAAAACACTGCTTGGAAACTGGACATGTAGAACAAAGTTTATCTATTGCTCCTCTTAAATTTTCTTCGTCTTCATATTTTTCAAAAAATATATTTGTGTCGTACTCAAAGCATGAAGCATTATCTTTCCATTTATCTTTATGCATGATTACTCTACAAACTTGTCAGGTAATTCCCATCCATCAGATCCTAATTGAAATCTACGTGTGATGTGCCACTTACCATTTATGTAAGCGCCAAACTTTGATGTTCCGCCTTTTTCAGAAGGATAGGCATGAATAACGTCCCAGCCGTCCCATGAAAGTGATTTGTTGTTTAAGACAACTGTTTCCATTTTTTCTAATTCTTTAATCTTCATGCTGATCTCCCCTTAGTAATTAAAAATTCCCACATCAACTTTATTAAGTTTTGCTTCGCTAACTAATTTTGACAAACTTTCTTTTTCTTTTGATAAAAAAATAAAGTAGTTAATATCAGAAATATTTTCTGAAATCCAATTTGGTGCAACTTTATAAAACTTAATCTTTTTTCCTCTACTCTTCATACTACGTTCTGATAAATTTACAAACTCCATTACCATTGAATTAACTTTTGCTGGTCCTGCTGAGTAAATGTAAAAATACTGATCATTTTCTTGTAAACCAGAAAGGGCAACACCCATAGATCGCAAGAAAACATTATAGTCTTCAAAACTATTTGTTCCCTGTACTCCCACTATCATTGTCTAACCCTTCTCTTAATTTATCCATAATAAACAGCATTTTATCTAATTCTACACTATCCATACCTATTGTGTCAACTACCTTTGTCGTTTCTGAGTCTACCCCACTATTAGTTATAGATGCTTCGTAAAAAATATTATCTTTAACCCAATATGCCATACCCTCAATTATTATTACTCTAACATTTGTTTTGTTTTTATAAATTGTTGATTGGCACATTTTTTTCTTAATAGTTTTATTTATCATTGTTGGCAAAAGTGGTTGCACTAATTCAAAAATATGACTTTGACTATACCTTACTGTAAGTTTTTGTTTTTTTGTTTCTTCTTTTTTAATAAAAAACATACAAACAATTAAAATAAAGGTAGTAAAAGAGCCAATCAAATATTCCATTTTAACCCCTTAACAATTATACTACCTTTCTTTTTTTAATGCTTTAAGAACTTCTTTTAGTGTTATTTTGTTATTTTTTTTAAGTTTTTGCACTTCTTTATTATCAAATGCTTTTTCTGTTAAACTTACAATTGGATTGTTATCGGTGACATCCATGTCAATAAACCCATATTCCCAAAGTTGCATCATTTCTTGTGAAAAATATAGATTTACCTCATTTTGTAATTCACTTGAAAAATCTTTTAGTTTATCTGTAAAAGTATAAAGAATTTCCCCAGTTTCCTGATCAATTCCAGAGAACTCTAAACTTCCGTTTAATATTAAATCTTCAATAAATTGATCTTCTGGATCCATTTATTTGTCCAACATAAACATTTTATTTACCAGACTTTTTTCTAGCCTTAACAAGTGCATCAAAGTCCTTAACCTTAGTGTCTCCTAAGTATCCCCATGCATATCCATCGTTAATCATCATGTCATTTAAAGATACTGTGTCCCCATTGATGTATACCCAGCCTAAAATGCGACCATACTTTTCAGATGAGTCTATTTTTTCAGTTTTAATTACAACAGATTTAGCATCCTTCAGAGCCTTCTTTAAGTACTCTTTAGACTCAAGACCAAGGGCCTTCTCTTTAAGATCTTTTGTACGTGACTCAGGTGTATCAATACCAGCCAATCTTACACGGGATTGAAAAAGAATATCAAACCCTAAATCAATAAGAACATCAATGGTATCCCCATCTACAACATTTTCTACTTTTCTTACATAGTACTCATACATTTTTATCTCCAATTAATTTGTTTGGCATTATATCTATAATTAAGTGTATTCTTTCTTCTTTGCTGACGTTCTTTACATAATGAGTCTTTGCATTGTTTATTTCCCAACACTCACCCTCTTTTATGTTTTTTTCTTCGTTTTCAACAAAAAACAATACACTGTTATTTGTTTTTATTGCCAAATGATTTCTTCTAATATTTTGCAAGTAATCAGAAGAATCTATGTGTGGCAAAACATCATTTTCTGATAATAGTTTTACAATTAACGCACTTGTCGCTATTCCATCATGAAATACTTCTAAATCTTTTATTATTGGATTTAGCATGTCCCACAATTTTTGATCCCTGCAAACTTTGACTGGAAGAATCTTTTTCCCTGAAGACCAACCTCCAACACTTTGTATAATAAAATATGATTTTGTGTTTCTATGTACAGGGTCTAATTGATCTTGTCTAAAAGTATCTATACTCCATTCTGAATCAAACTTATTAATATGCTCACGAATATTTTTTATTTCATAGTTTGATATAAAATTAAAACAAAAACTTTCTTCTGATTTCTTAATCATTTATTTATTATATCCTAAACTGTTAAGTATAAATATTTTACAAGTATTCATGTTTAATTTATTGTAAACTAAAAAGTTTTATACTTTTAGTTTATTTCTTTCATCAATAACTGTTATTGCAAACTTCATCATTTTTTCATACCCTACCGAATTATCCATAATTTTATTATAATGATGACCACAAAACAGCAGATCTCCATTTAGTCCAGTTACCTGAACTAGTGCCTCTGCCTTGCAGGAATCACATCGATCTAGGGGTGTAAGTCTCCATTCTTCTTTAACTTTATCTTTAGTCATTGTAAACATATTATACCTTTCAATTATTTAGAATATACTTAATTATACATCAATATAACCAGTATGTCAATACTATACGTACTTAAGTTTTGCTGCTTCTTCGGCAAGAGTAAGTGGTTTAAATGTAATAGTCAATGATTCTTCGCTAGGAGTAAGCGACATTCTATATCTTTCATCTAATATCTGATGATAGTCTTCATATATTACGCCGTTACTATAGTATCTATAATACTCTCTTCTAAAATGAAAATTACAATAAAAAATACTTTCAGAAATGTTGTTCATGTCTTTTATTGCAGTCCAATTTATTTTACCAACAACTAACTTAGTGGGAGTAACTTTTACAAAAGCATCAGCAATACATCCTACACTTTTGTTATATGAATTAATTAATGAGCACCTTTGCCCAAGGGTTTCTGTAGTTGTTACATTTTTTGCAAATGTTTCTTTTACTCTTTCTGTTTCATCTATTATAAATTCCTGAATATTTTCACCAGGCTTTAAGTATCCATTTTTAACCATATGTACTTCATAGTAATAGTGATAGTCACATAAAAATTTTTTACCGTGTGTTCCCTCTATATAAACAAATGCTGGGGCAGCGCAAGATACCGTGGCATTTTGAGTAACCTTTTGCACTTCTAATATTGATAAAGGCAAGTGCATTTTTGCATCAAATTGTTGACAGATTTGTCCTTTTGGTATGCTTGTTATCATTTTTTCCTATTATCTGTGGAATAAAATCCACTGCCGTTAAAAAGTGCTCCAACATTAGAATATACACGAACCAAAGATGTGTTACAAGTTTCACACTTATACCCAGGATCGACATCATTAATAGATCTTTCTTTGGTATATCTTTGTGCACATGGCATACAGTCGTATTCGTAAACTGCCATGTTTTATTTTTTCTTTGCTCTTACTGTCCAAACGGGAAGGTTAAGTTTATCTCCACGCCACTCATAACCAAGGAGTTTAACAACAAATTTAATAATTTTAATACGCATTACTTAACCTTCTTTCCAAATCTTGCCCATAATCTTTCATGAACAAAGTACCCAAATGCTTCAATAGCAATGTAAAGAATAGCACCAAGACTTGCATATTCCCACTCACCAGTAAAAATATAAATGATTCCAGCAAGAACTACAAGATGAAATGTTTCCCAACTAATTGTTTTAAGTGAAGATTTCTTGGTTGATTCCATTATTTTACCTTGTTTAGCAAAGGAATGTTTTCTTCTCCAACATATACTGGACGACCCCAGCCAACAACAGCATTGATTAACTTCTTCTTGTTGTTTTTTACATAACCACGAGTCTTCTCTACACACATTCCGCCATTACGTTGGTCTCCCTTTGCAGTTCCTGAAGTGTTTCCTTCAATAACTTGGATAGTTCCATCGCCGTTGTTCTTAATACAAAGACCTACATGAGAAATTCTATTAACACCATCATCTGGGAAATCAAAATAGATCCAGTCTCCTGGTGTTGGATCATCATTACGAGCATCTGACCAACGCTCATTCTTCTTAAACCAGTCCGATGCTGCTACTGTTGATGCAGACTTTGGATATTGTTTTGAATCTAGCCCTGACGTAAATGCACACCAAGAAACAAATGATTGGCACCATGGTTGAAAATTAACCTTCATCCATGCACCATACTTTGTTTCATTATCTTTTGGACCTTCAATTGTCCCAACTTCTTTTTTTGCAACCTCAATGATTGCTTTTAATGTTCCTTTATCAGCCATTTTATTCCTCCTATAGGATATGTATTAATTATACCAGATTAGCGTGTAATCGTAAAGTTATATGCTTTTTCCCATGCCTGAATGTCTAGTTCATCATTGAGAAGTGGTTGGCCTTTAATATTAAGGCTAGTATTAAGAAGAACTGGCACCCCAGTCTGTAAATAAAATTTATTTAAAGTCCTCCATAGTCCACGATGTTGATATTTATTTACAGTCTGAACTCTTGATGTTCCATCTTTGTGCACCACTGATGGTATTTTATCAGGCTGTAAACATTTAACTGTATATTGCATATATGGGGAATCAAAGTTCATATCAAACCATTTGTCTGCACACTCCTCCATAACAACTGGAGCAAATGGTCTAAATAATTCTCTTTGTTTAATTAGATTAACCTTGTCTTTAATTAATGGATCTCTAGGATCAGCAAGTATACTTCTATTACCCAATGCTCTTGGACCATATTCTGCTCTTCCTGTTGCTACTGCTACAATTCCATCTTTTAATATACCGTCAACAATTTGCTGAACAGGGTAATCTCCTCCAAGATCATAGCCAAGATATGGATCTTTCCATTCTAAATGTTTGCCATATAGTGCTGCTGCAGCCCCCAAAGAACTTCCAGCATCGCCAGGGTTTGGCATAATCCAAACATCATCAAATATATTCCATAATAAGGTGTTTGCAGAAGAGTTTAAAGCACATCCACCCATAAAAACAAGATTATCTTTACCAGTAATTGTTTTTGCCATACGCATAAAATCGTTAAGCCTTTGCTCATATACTACCTGTACTGCTGCTGCAATATCAAACCTATCTTGCTCTGAACCTATCCATCCCCAATCAGTAATTCCTTTATGAAAATTATATTTTTGAATATCATGTGAAGGGAAATATTCGTTAACCTTTTTATAATGTTTTGTCCAGTCGCCGTATGCTGCCATTCCCATCATAATATACTCTTCTTGGTTTGGCATAAGTCCAATCAATTTCGTAAAGGCTGAATAAAATAATCCAAAACTTACTGGATAATTTTTTTTATATTTTAATTTAATTTTATTACCTTCACCTGTCCAGATTGTAGAGGTGTTGTATTCTCCAATTGCGTCTAGCACTACAACAACAGCATCATTAAATTTGCTGGTGTAGTATCCTGCTGCTGCGTGAGAATAGTGATGACTAAAAGATTTTCTTGGAATGCCAGGAAGATCAAACCTTGGTTTCCATTCTCCAGATCCACCCCTTAAAGCCAGTCTGGAGGCCTTTAGGAGAGGCTTTTCATAGTAGGCAATGTAATCTGGTGTGCCATACTGCAAAGTATCTTTTATTAAACTATCATTGATATACCAGTCATTTTTTTGTTTGCTATATCTTTCAGCATGCCCCGCAAAAAGAATTTCGCCATCTTTAATCAATGACACAGATGCATCATGAGACGTTTCATTTACTCCAAGTATTATCATTTTGTCCTTAATAAATATATTTTTGGCCTTTGTCATGCTTCTTTATTTTTTTTAAAAGAAAATACATTTTAATTTTTTTAATAATTTTTTTCATGCTTCTCCTGTTGAGTGTATCATATTTTTCATATTGTGGAACCAGTGTGGCAAAGAATATCTAAATCCAGAAGTAATTGGGTGAACTTCATGTATATACAAAAAATTTGAAGGGAAAAATATAATGCTTCCTGCTGGTGGTTTAATTTTTATATTAGAGTTAACAAACTCAATTTCTCCGCCTTCATAGTCATCATTTAAATACATGACTGTTGATAATACTCTGCTGCTTACGCCATGATCTTGATGTGCTGGAAGAAATCCATTAACTCCGTACTTTAATAAATGAATGTTGTATTCTCTATTTTTAATATTTTGTCCAGCAAATGGATACAAAACATTGGTATAGTGATCGGCGCTTCTGTCTAATGCTCTATACAATTCTGTTGATATTAATTTTTGGTCGTCGTAATAAAAATCATTTTCTTGAATATCTTCTGGCTTTGGAAAAAACTTTTGCTCACAAAACAATTTATCTCCATGTGACCAATTTTTCCAATGTTCCACCTGAGTAAAAGATCCACCATGAGCGTTGATTTTTAGTCTATCATCTATACTATTAACCATCTCTATAATTTTTTGTGGGTTATTAATTACATTTTTATAAAGAACTAAGCCAAGATCAAAAACTTCATAATCAAATGTTTCTGTATTCACTTTGAATAGCCTTCCAGTTCATATTGTCTCCTGCTGGTGCAAATTCTGGATCACAATGTTCTGGTAGGCTAGTATGCATATATAGCGCTGTATGTCTTTTACCAGATTTAATTGCAGTTATTCCATGAATGTATTCTGATCCCGCACTTGGAAAAAATACAGCAGAATATTTTTTGGGCTTGTATACAAAATTTTGATTTGGAAAATATATATCTCCGCCCTCAAACTCATCATTTAAATAAATAATTGTACTAAATTCAATCCATGGTTCTGGACCTTGAGCGTCAATATGAAGGTCTCCTTTTGTTCCTGGAAGCCAACAAGAACCGAATGCTTTAAATGTGTATATTGGATTAACAAA